CGGGGTTCGCGGGTCAAGCCCTTCAGACCACTCTGAGGTGCGGCGACGTTAACCGCCCGGGAATTCACATCCCTACAGCACCACTAGGAGTGACAGTCTAAGCCCAGTCTCGTGAGAGATTAGCAACTGCCGGATGCTCCACCATTGTCAGTTCGTCAGATAGAAGTACCGTTTCACATACATCTTCCAGGTCAGTCAACCCGAGGTCGTAAGTTTCCATGAGCCAATCACGGAACTCTTCGTCACTCACCAAGACGGTCTCGTTTTTAATCGTCGGAACAAGGTTGTCCAAGTTCACGCCGCTGATTTTCGCTGTCCAAGTAAGGTCGTCCAGGGACAACTTACTTTTGTCTTCCTGCACGTGTCGAAGCAGGAAGAAGTCCCTCATAAAAGGAACATGTCGAAACTCATAGGCGTAACTAAGAGCCTTGCCGGCGATATATTGCGAGTTTGTTTTGTCCTCGGTGAACAGAGCCCGTGTATTGAAACGACACAGTGCTTTGCCGAGCAAAGGCACCATGCAGGGTTCCTCACGGTCACATATCAACCTGCGGGATAAGAAAGTTGCATCGCCCCAGTTATGGGGATTCTTCGCCTTTAACACCATTTTAAAACGGTCCACGTGCTGCACCCATTGGCGCAAGTTTACGGCTTTGTCCATGGCAGCGAGCAGGTCGTCGCCCAGGATGAGGGCGCGACCATTGGCTTTCTGCTGCTGCATGCCGGTCACAAACATTGCCCAATTGTAGTACGAATTGCGGCAAGTGGTGAAAGTGGTGCCAGTGGGAAGTTGATTGTCCAAAGTGGCTGTCAAGCCATAGTGTCGCGATTGAACTTTAAACCTGTTGATGCCGCGGAGCAATTCGCGCAACCAACTCGGCATGCCAATGACAGAAAGAAATTTGTCAAAAAGCAAGTGCACCCGCTTACGCTGGTGCTTGTCATTCGCCGAGTAGTCGCCTTCCACGATGTGGGTGTACTTCTTGTTATCTGAGACGAAACTCGCTAGAGTTGTGTCGGTCTGCTTGTAAGCGGTCAGCGTCTCTATCCCCCGAATGGGACCAGTGGCCAATAGCGTGTTAAAACGCTCCATGGCTACCATGGCGGCGGGTCCTGTGACGGCATTGAAAACGTCGCTCCCGGCGTATATGACTCGGGGCGCCCATGAAGGGTCATTGCGTTTAATGAGCGTTTCATGCTTCACGGAAAGTTCCTTAGTGCCTATGTGTTTGACGGACGTGTTAGGGATTTCATGGTATGCGTCCTCCATGCGTTGTCGCTTCATCGGGTCAAACTTTGCCATCCACCTTGCCCTGTCCACCTCGTTCTCCTCCCACGGGTCGAAACATGCAGGAAGAGAGGCAGTCAAGTCATAGGCGGCATTGTAGACGTCATCATCGATGTCGTCCGTGTGAACCGTGTTGCATCGCTTGTTGAAAGCGGCCATGAAGGATTGGTAATCCGACCCGGTTACCACTGGGACCTCGTCAGCGAAGAGAGGGCCACATTGATTGAGCGGGTTGGACATAGCATCGAATTGCTTCTTCCCTTCATCACTACAGAAATGAGGCACGTCCAACTGGTACGTGCGTTCAGTGCTCACCCTGAGGCGGCCTTCCAGTGACGAAACTTGAACGTCCTCATCGGGGTCATGCTCGTGACTAACATTCACAAGTGTGGATGCGTCTGAAAAGTTTGACCCCCCGCTAGTTGCGTCCTTGCGCCGCATAAAGCGGAGGGTCCTGGGCATGAGCGTCAGGTTGGTTGGTTAGGTTGGTTGGTTGGTTGGTTGGTTGGTTAGTTATTTG